ATTAAGAAGCTTGAAACTATGGGTAAGAATACAGTGATCAAGGAAGCGCAATCAGAAGATGCTCGTAGAAAGCGAGAGAAAGAGAAGACTAAGTTGGCCCAAGAAGAAGAGATAAAGAAACGCCAACGAGAGAAGGAAAATGCCAAGAAGAAGGCGAATGAAGAGCGTAAGAGTAGAAACACCCAAACCAAGAATGTCGCTACAAAGCTTCAAGGGCTCAAGTATCTCAAGCGCGAGAACCGTAAGAAGTTCATGAACAAACTTCCACAAAATGGCGCCAACAAGGTAATTGCCAATGCTACAAAGCTTGACAAAGAAAGAATGGAAGATGAAGCTTCAACCAGACGCGGTATTGAATGGAAGCTCAAAAAGATTGGTGTTTCTGGTAAGGATCTCCAAGGATTGTTACGGAGATGGAATACTTCAAAGAATAAGACCATTTTCAATAACGCCCGTAAAATGGTTGCGTCAAAGAGAGATCCACTTCTCGCCCGTATTAAGCGCGACGTTCCAGCGAGTAACAATTATTCACAAGCGCAACAGAAATGGACAGCTGCCATCAAGGCGGCACCAGATGACGCCGCGGTTCAAAAGATTGAAAGACTTTTGGATGCAAAATTGAAGCTCAAGGCTAGAACCGAGGCCGAGGTTAAGAGTCTTCCACCACGTGAACAGACGCGATACCTTAAGAACTTTATGACTTACAAGAATGATGTAGCACAAAGAACACAAGAATTGAACAAACTTGTAAAAACAAAGCGCAATTCTAAGGACAAGGGTACCAAGGAATTGGCCACCAAGCTTCAATCCATGAATAAATTGGAAAGACGTAATCGTCAACAATTCATGAGTAGAGTTGCAAAGGGTGAAGATTCTCGGGTTGTTTTGAGAAACGCCGATAAATTGCAACGCAACCGCACAGCTAAGCAAAAGCTCGAAGCTGAACGTAAACAAAAGGAGCAACAAGAGAAGGAGCGCAAGGAACTTGAACAAAAGAAAGCTCAACAAGAAAAAGAAAAGCAAGCCAAATTAAGATCAAATACCGCAAAAATGCTTCAGGGTATGTCGAAACTTGATAGAAAGAATCGACTCGAATTTATGAAGCGTTTGAACAAGGGTAATGATCCAGCTCGAGTCATAGCTAACGCCCGAAAGAGGGATGCGGATAAGAAGGCTGCGGCTTCCAAACCAGCTCCAAAGCCACAACCACCACAGGGTCGCGTTGCTCCCAAGACCAAAAAGATGAAGGCTAAGAATCGGGCACGCAAACCAAGTGCCAAGCCATCTTATGGTTCAAAAAAGGGTAAGAAGAAGAGAAGATAATTTCTCAAATAATATAAATGAAGTCCAAGGTAATTATTCCGATTAGTAACTCTGGAATTCTGAGTGCACACGGTTACAGTGATGTGCGTGACAAATCCGAACTTTCGAGACATCGCGCCCTCGCTAAAGTTATCAGAGCAGGTGAACCACCCCTTGGTCTCTTTAGACGTCTCAATGTTTTGATGATTCTTTTTAAGAGGACAGATCCCAAACTTAGTAAGATTTTCAAGAAGGATCGAGACTGGGTGAAACAAAAATATATGTAAATATAAATATGTATGCCTATTTGATGGGTAAAAAGCGGGTTCCAGAACCTATAAGAGAACCAACCCCCGAACCAGAACCAGAACCAGAACCAGAACCAATTGAAGAACCAGAAAAGAAAGGTAAGTTGCGTTATGTACTCATAGCTGTCGCAGGAATTATATTGTCAAAGTTAAAGACTTAAAGCGATTTCCATTTAATGGGAAATTGTGATGTTTGTTGTGAAAAGTTCAACAAAATAAATCACAAAAAGGTTGAATGCCCCTTCTGTGATTTACAGAGCTGTCGCGCCTGTTCACAAAGATATCTCCTCTCTATCGCCGATGACCCACATTGTATGGGGTGTAAGAATATGTGGAACCGGGAATTCGTAGATTCGTTTTGCACAAAGTATTTTCGTAATACAGAATTACGCCGCCACCGTGAAAACATACTTTTCGAACGCGAAAAAACATTAATGCCCGGGACACAACCAGAAGTTGAAAGAATACTTTCAATGAGAAAACTTCAAGTCGTCATAGGTCAACAAAGAAGTAAACTTATAGAACTTCATCAGACACATAAGATATATTTACCCATAACTATTGATCGACCTATACCACAAGATATTTTGGATCTCCGAGAACAAATGGAGGAAACTTACCGGGAACTTGAAAGGTTGCGAAGAGGTGGGGAACTTGTTGTTGGTCAAGAACCAAAAAAGTTTATTCGTAAATGTCCAACCGAAGAGTGTAAAGGTTTTATGAATGAAGATTGGTTTTGTGGTATGTGTGATAAATACTTTTGTGAAAAGTGCAACGAAAAAATTACAGAAGATCACAAATGCGACCCCGAGGCTGTAAAGACCATGGAACTTATAAACAAGGATACAAAACCGTGTCCAAAGTGTGGTACAATGATACACAAACTCTCGGGGTGCCCGCAAATGTGGTGCCCGGAATGTCACACAGCTTTTGACTGGCGTACTGGTCATGTTGAAACGGGGAGAATCCACAATCCACATTATATGGAATTCAAGCGAGGGCGTATATCCGGTAGAGAGCATGCAGACATACCTTGTGGTGGAATCCCAACATTTAGAGAACTTCGCGAAATAAATGCTTCGGATGACATTATGAGATTTGCTACAATTTTGTATCACCTTGACAGAGACTTGATATACAGATACGGGGACTTATACGACAATGACAATCAATATCTGCGAGTTGTTTATATGCTCAACGAACTCGAAGAGACTCAATTCAAGAAAGAACTTCAACGCAGAGACAAACAGAGGGAAAGGTTTCGGGATATTAACAATATATTTAGAATGCTCATTGATACTGGTGGAGATCTTCTAAGACAGTATGTGATAGACCCAGAAAAGTGCGACGAAATAATAGATGTTGCAATAAAACTCATACAATACGGAAATGGTGTACTAAAGGTTATCAGGAAGCGGTACAATTGTGTGACCCCACACGATATTAATATTTTTTAATAGTAAGATGTTGACCATTCTTTTTCTGATAATATTGGTTCTCTACCTAATACCTACATACAGAGAACCTCGTGTGGTATCCAACTTCATCACAGATGAAGAGAGATCATACATAATGAGAGAAGCTGACAAGAAATTGAACACATCCATGGTGACACAAGAAGCTAAGGTTGACAAGAAGATAAGAGATAGTGAAACCGCTTGGCTCAGTTTAAATGATCCGGTAGTGAGAGAAGTCGCGGAGCGTTGTGTATCATTGACAGACAGACCACTTGTAAATTGTGAAAGTCTTCAAGTACTTAAGTATGGCCCAAACGGATTCTACAAACCACACCAAGACGTAATTAGGGGTGATAAAAACTACAGAATGTACACAGTCATATTGGCTCTCAACGACGATTACGAAGGGGGTGAAACGGTCTTTCCAAACATAGGAAAGAAATTTAAGTTGAAGGCGGGTGATGCTCTCATTTTTCACACAGTTGATAATTATGAACTTACCACGTCCAAGGCTTTACATGGTGGGAATCCTGTAAAGTCTGGTGAAAAGTGGATTTGTAATCTTTGGGTACACAAATACCCTTATAATGCAAAAGCTTAGACAATTTCACCCCTATCTACGAGCTTCTTACGGTTAATCATATGAAGTTCTTCAACATCTTTCTTATTTTGACCAACATATGGAACGGCATAGCCTTCTTCACACATCCATTTATTGACATTGGTCCACACACCATCTTCGGACACCCAAACTTCCGCCAAGATACGACCAAACTTTCCGCGTGAGTCTCTTTCTGGGCATCTGAGTTCGATCTCAATATCATCCTTCTCAGATTCCACAGCCTTGAGGCACCACTCCTTCAATTTCTTCTTGGAAAGAAGACCAAATTTCTTTTCTTCTTTGTCGGATGTTCTCGACTCCGGGGTGTCAATGCCCAAAAGACGCACTCTCTGACGAGTACAGACATCAAAGCCGAGGTCAAGGGTTACATCAATGGTGTCTCCATCAACAACCTTTTCAAGTGAGGAAACTTTGTAGATAAATTCACAAGGTTCTTGGGAGTAAGTAGTCATATAATATGAGTCAACATTTTTAGGTCTGAGACAACAGATCATCATTCCCCTAGTAGGTAAGAGTATGATCGTTTTAATTTATTAAATGGCCATCTGTTCCACCAGTTCATTTAAGATAGATAAGGAAAAGATTCGAAGTTAAAATTAACATGTTAGACGTTCACGCCCTGGCCCAAGAGGTATATACGCTGGGAGGAGGGTACTCCGAGCGTGTATACCACAATGCTATGGAGGTGTTGCTACGCAAAGGTGGTATTCCATATGAAACGGAAAGGATTGTTCCAATCACATTTCAGGGTCATGTCATCGGCAATCTCAGAGCTGACATCATAGTCAATAATGAAATTGTCCTCGAGTTTAAAACAATCAAGACCCTCAATGATCAGACAGAGATGCAGGCTCGAAACTATCTGAGTCTGACTGGGTTGAAGAAAGCGTATCTGATAAACTTTCCTCCATTTCCTGATCGGGAAGTTGAAGTTCGTTGTGTTGTAGAAGAATCATTAGGGGAAACAGTCTAGCCATTATCTTGTAAGTTTCTTTCGTCTCATCATGATATTTCTTTGGATCTTTGAGACCATCTGTTAATATCTCACGAGCCATGTTTATGTGATGCAAAGCCTCACTTACACAGAACTCTTCATAGTCAGTCATTACATAGAGATATACCAGCTTCTTTAAGCTTTGGAACACATCGGACAGTCATGAAGTCTTGGAAAGCAGATCTTACATACAAAGTGATCACATTTCCTAAACTTAAAACATTTCCCTTTATTTGAACAGACTGGGCAATCCATATAATCATTTGATTCCAATACTTGATTTTCAAATCTCCAAAAGCAGTTGGTGCACACTTTCAACCTTGGGTCCATCATCTTGTAACAAATATCAAAATTGGGACACTTCTTGTCTTTCTTCATACTATTATATAGTTGGTATATATTCCCACTGTAAATCGCTGCAGATTTTCTTCCATATTACATCTTGTTGGTAAAGCTTCTCCTTGGACTTGAGAAGAGGAAAGTATTGTAAGTACTCATCTTCCCCCAAAAGTTCACAAAACTTGTAAAGAACATAAGAATAACTCAAAAAGTTTTTTCTTTCGGATGGACAATTATCGTCGAAAGGCTTTTGTATATCTTTGAACATAATACGTAACCTCTCCTCCAACTCTTGGGGCATATTTGGGGCTTTGATACCGTTCAATATATTTGTGATATATGGTACGTGTTCGTAATACTTATTTAGTCTCAATTTCTTGAGAAGTCCCCGTATTTTGGCGTGTGTAATTTCTTCCAACTTCTTGATCTTGATCTTCTTAAGTTCTGACCTAAGTTGCTCCATGACCTCATCGGGTATTGTTGTCATCTCTTGAGCTTGGAATTGACTTAACCATTCATTGAAGTGATTTTCTCTCTTGTATGAATAGTTTACAACTTTTTCAGATGTCTCTTGTTCCTCCCTGTATGTCAATTCTTCACTAATTAAGCATGCTACGACTAACCCACACGAATCACACACGAGTTCACTGGTATCGTGAAAATGGACAATATTACTTGATGAACATTGGTTACATTGTTCTACTCTACGTTCTCTAGGTCTACTTACATTCTGATTTTCTACTTCAGCTAGGTAATCTATGAAAATGTCTTTTCGTTTTAGACCCACAGTCTCTTTGACGTTAAATACGTTGTCTGTATTTGTCTCTTCGCCAGTTTCATCTGTATATTGATTCATATAGGGCATACATTTGATTATATAATCAGACATTTCTGCCTCGTACCTGCTTTTGTTTGAAGGGTCGGATTCAATAAGAGTGTTCCAATTTTCAATCTTATTGTTATACCTACTTAAAAAATTTCCCTCCATTATAATTAAGAATGTTGTTCAAACTTTTAAGTACTGTTATTTTTTGGTATAAAAAGTTGTTGACATACCCGGATTATCACATCATTTCTGAACAGATCGAATACAAGATTGACTACAGAATGAAATACCTTATCGAAGATAAATTCTGGGAAGATGAGAGCAAATATTGGGATGGCGTCATGGACGAATTCTATGTAAATGCAACTGGTAAAGATTTTAGAAACACAATCATTCCCCAAAATGTCAAACAAATTACTTTGAGAGTAAAGTATTGGTACAATGGAAAGATTTACAAAGCTATCACAACTGATATAAACTTCAGGCCAGGTGAAAAAGAGAGCGAAGGTATGGTTTTTACAATCCCAATTAGTAGTGCTTGGATTGTGGATCAAGATGATAAACCACAAGTAAACATTACTGAAAAGGTGAAGAGATATTGTGGACCAAGGAATGACTTTCATGGTGAAGACGTTCCACTAAAAGACTTTTTGTATTACACAAAAGAAACTTTGTCTAAAAAGTATCCAAAAATTATACTTTCAAATACAATCGGTATGAAAAAGACAATCCTCACACTCGAAGATTCTACAATTGATCTTCGGATACCTTAGTTGCCAGGTAAAACTTGAGGTCACCCAAGTTGGCAACGTTGTATTTTAGAATCAAAAACCTATTCCCATCTTCCTGCATAATTTGCACAGACGCACACATACTCGTCGCCTTTGTAAAGATATTCAGGTACCTGAGCGAATATAGACCGCTAATTTCCGGACTCTCATCTGGACATTGAATACACGTCTCTTGGCTTGCAAAATCACCTTCACACTTCAATTTGAAGTTGGAGCCAGATCTTGTAATTTCAATATCCGTACCAATGTTTGACATATCACGACAAAGTCTTTGGAAGTCAGCAGATGGTAAAATAGTAACACTTGTCATATTCACTTGTGGAACTTCAATGCGACTTTCATTGATGTCCAAAAGTTTGAGTTGAAAATGAGTATTTGTCTTCTTCGTTTCACTGATGATTTCGATATCCATGTGTTCTTTTGAGTTGATCTCAATTTTCAAAACGTCATTGTTTGTAATAGTTTTCAAAAGTTTGAAAGTATTTGAAATATTAATTCCGGCAATAATTTCTTGTTCACATGAATATTCTTCAAAATTGTCGGCTGCGAGATACATATCTACGAGAGACGTTCTCGCTGTATCCAATGTGACAATATACATTCCATCTGGTTGAAAGTAGATGTTAACATCATTAAGAATATCCTTGAGTACCTCGAATATTGACTTGACTGCAGAGGCTTGGATTGTAACCAATTTCATATCTAGTAAATAATGTGCGTCAGATCTTTAAATCTGTTCCGAATAAACCGTACCCTTTGATACATCTCTATTGATCTTTTCTTCTAATTCGCGGGTCATCGCAGGTTGTAGCGACTGACCATAGTTATCCAATGAAAAAATATCATAATCATTGTCGTTGCTATCAAGCATAGTCATAGAACACATACCCCCAAGACCACAGTGTTGTATTTCTTTGTTTGGCAGGAGCGACTCCAACCAATTTTTGATTTCATTACCAACCAAAATCTTACCATTCTTTGTCAGCATCGTGGGTACGCGTGTGATTTTATTGCGATAAGCTGCGGGCACACCCTGGGTATTTACATTGTGATAGTTAACAAGCTGCTTCAATTGGTTATGTTTGTTAATGTACTCAACAATTTCCATTGAGTGTTTGCACCTCGGACTATAAATCAGGAGTGACATCTAATATGTATATGGGATTTTCTAAAAAAAAATTAACGCATACTAGTAAAGATGAATGTGCTTTTGATTGTCACATTGATTGTGATTGTTCTCCTGCTAACTCGACGAGAACCATTCGCCGAGTCCTTCGGACTTTCAGGGCATACAAAGCCTACAGGCTCCGTCCGCTTCGATGACAAGAAGCCAGACCTCACGGGTTACACCCAGGCCGAAGCCAAGATCAGTAACGACATGATGCAGCGTTTTGTTATGTTGACAAACAAGGAAATTGAGAAGCGTACGGGACTCTGCACCTATATCATTGAGACCACTGCTGTTAAGAAGTACGAGGGTGACAAAACCATCTATGAGTGTATGTTTATGACTGTCAAGAATAACGGTTTCGCGTTTGGTTTCTCCGTCGCAGCTTCTTTCGAAGTTCAGGGAGATGAAATTCGTTTGATCTCTTTGCGTTCTCAACCTCTTGATGTTCAAACTCCAGAAGATATTAAACCATTCACCCAAGGCGCTTCCGGTAAAGAATTTATCGAGTACAACCTTGTCAAGGAAAAGGCTGTCCCAACTGTGAGTGAGTTGGAATCGGCTAAAAATAAATTACAGTAATTGTAATGCTCAGCATCAATGATGTAACTAAGATTGATGAGAAGAGAAAACAAATCAAGAAGGATATCTACAAAAAGATATACGAACAGTTTTCTCGAAAAATCAAACAATCTGTAGAAATGGGCGCCAAGCAGATATTCTTGGTAGTCCCTTCATTTTTGGTTGGTTATCCTGTATTTGACAGAGCTGCTGCAGCGCAGTATATAGCCAGGCAATTTAGACTTGGGGGATTCAACGTAAGTGTAATTGGAGAGTATGAAGTATATGTAAACTGGATCAAGGATAAACCAAAAAAGGAGAATAAGTCCAGAGAGGAAATTGTAGATGAAGGTGAATTCCCCAATTTGATGAACTTGAAGAAGATGGCGAGTAAATACAGGAGAAGTGCGTAGTAAAGGGTTTAATTAAAAAACCTCTTAATCATAAATGGATAACTTAAACGTATTGGTTGAGGCTAAGAAGGAATATTTGGGTCAACTTTGCCTTATTATGTGTCCAGCTATGATTGAAGTTTTTCAAGATATGTACAATGAAGCTACAAAGCTTTCGAAGGGTAGAAAGACGCTCATTATGTTTCAAAAACTTTTGAAGGAAGTTCCAAACTGGTCTAACGCTATGTCCAAGCAGCACACCGACAACATCGCGAACCGGTGTGCTTGGTTTAACGACCTTTTGGCGGCTGTTTTTGTTGCGTGCACTAAGATTCTTTCGGCGGTGCGTCTCAAGTCTGACAACAAGAAGATTAGTCTCAAACTCCCAACGAATGAGGTTTTCATTCAAACTTGTTACAACAACGCCGCGAAGGATCTTTACAAAGATCCATACATTTTCCACGAAGAACAAAGTGAATACGCGCGTGACGAAGCCTTGACACAACGTTTCTGTACCTGCATTGAGACAAGTGTGAAGGAATTGATTCCAGTCCAACAAATTCTTCAAACCTATATGTCCCAAGAGACTAGAGACATCGACCTCGACGGTGAAGTTCAGGATTCCGAAGATCCAGATGTCTTTGATGGTCAAGAAGGTGAAGCGGATCCATTCCCAGAAGAACAACAGGAGATGGAGCCAATGGCCGGTGAAGGTGAGGGCGAAGCCGAACCATTTGATGGTGGTGAACAACCTCTTCAACCAACTGGTCTCGAAAACGAATTCAAGACGGTCCCAGGTGTTCAGGCGCCACCAGCACCAGAACCACTCGCGGATCATCAAGATATTGCCCGACCAATGGCTCAACCACAAGGTCAATACCATCCACCAGAAGAGGATGACGGTGTCTTCTTTGGTGACGCACCAGAACGGCGTACAAAAAAAGTTGCGTATAATTAAATGGAAGATCTGTCCGAATATCTCCGAGACCCCATAAGTGCCGCACTCATAGCTGCGGCTATAACCGCCGGGTACATTCACCTCAAGGCACACCTCAATAATGAAGGTAAATTAGAACTAAATAAGTATACAAAACCAGCTATGCTTAACGCAATCCTCGTTTATTTCATTGTCTCTAATGGCCTTGGTCAGAAAGAGGCTATTTCTACAGACCCATTCTAAACTTAAAGATTTACTTCATAATATAAGAAAATGACTTCCGTGAACGCTTTCAACGACATGCTTGGTCAATTTCTTGTGGAACTGCACAAGACTTTTCCAGAAGAAAAGGATATCAAGAAGATGATGACTTCTTTCGATGTATTGAGAACCACCAACCCGCGCTTGGTTGTAGATGCTTTTATGAAGGGTGTGACACCCTACGCCGACAAGATCTCTGCGAAGGATGAAACTTTCCTCCTCAACGAGATTGAAAAGATTGACTTTTTGAAGGATCTCAACATTAAGAGTTACTGGAATCGTATGTCTCCAAATACAAAGGCTGCGACCTGGCAATACCTTCAAACGCTTTACATGCTTGGTACAACTATTACATCTATCCCAGCAGACACACTTAATCTCATCGAGGGTATCGCGAAGGACTGCGCCGAAAAGATGGAAACAGATGGTGGTGATCTCGACCAAGACGCTCTTATGAAAATGATGGGAAGTATGCTTGGCAGTCTTCCAAAAAAATAAACCTCAGAATATACTAAATGAAGGCTTGGTTCGACGATCCAAAGCAGCTCATCAAGCAAAAATCTATTATGGAGTTCTGGCCAAATAAGAACCAAACTCCAGAACAACGCATTAACGCGGCGTCGAGATTTATCATTTATGCGGCGTCGATCATTTACATTATCAGACGCGATCCACGGATTTTCATTTTAGCTGGTACTGTTTTGGGTGTTCTTTATGTTATGCACAAGTCAAATATGGTGCGCGAAACTTATCGCGTGACTGCGAATAACAAGATTGGTTGCCAGATGCCATCCGCTGACAACCCAATGGGTAACGTGCTCATCACCGATTACACAGATGCACCAAACCGTTTGGAAGCGTGCTATTACCCAACTGTGCGACCACAAGTGAAGCGTTACCTCGATGATCGTATTCCATATGATGCGGGTCGTTCCCGTTCCCCATTGCCAATGTACCAACGCAATGCTGCGGCGAGGCAATTTGTTACTGCCCCCGTTTCCAAAATACCAGGCGATCAAACTGCTTTTGCGGAATGGTGCTACGGTTCCAAGAACGGTGCTATTTGCAAGACTGACCCTAGATTGTGTAGCCCAAATGCCCGCGGTGCTCAACTTGGACCATTCGGTGGTCTTGACATTAGCGGCGATAGACGATAAATATTTCTTATGTAATAATAAATGGCGTACCAACTTCAGCCTGGTTTATCAATTGTCCAAAACGCTGGTGCGATTGCCCCCGTGAAAGCGACTGACGAAGTTTTCGTTTACCCTCAGCCCAGTTCATTGAACTGTGGTGGTTGCCGCCCAAATACTATGTTGTATGGAACGGCGCCATACATGGCGGGTAAGGGCGCTCCAGCGAACCTTATTGACACAAGTGATCAACTCAGACCTCAAACTACATCCCGATTCAACAAAGTTGTTGTTCCAACCTACGAGCGTAATTTGTTCCCATTGACAAACATGGAGTGCAAGTTGCCATTGCGATCCATGACGTATGATCCATCGAGCACACGAGCCGAACTCCAGAATGGTCTCTTTGAACAAAGATACGCTAATAAAAATGTTAATAACAAATAAGAATGGCTGATCCCATTTCGCTTGCAGCTGTCGCAGGATTGATCTTTGCTGGTCGGGCACTCAGTGAGAAGACCGCGCCACCAGTCAAGGTCACTCAGCAGGAGTCCGTGCCACAAAATGACACAATCTTCCCAACTTCAGAACCAGAAGTCGAAGAGCATAATTTTGAATCACGTGTCGAAGTTCCACAAAAGAGAGAAGTTACTAGCTTTGCCGACATTGGTGTGCAATCGCGTACAGGTGGTCAAGAATTGCTGACCATGCGTGATCGTATGTATGACCGAGGCATCATGAACAACCTTTCCCCAATTGAAAAGCAATTGGTTGGTCCAGGTTTGGGTGTTGGTGCCGAAGTTCCAGCCGTAGGTGGTTATCAGCAAATGTTCAGAGTTAACCCAATTAACGTTGGTGAATACAGACTTACAACACTTCCAGGCCGATCAGGTCCAGCTTTGGACATTACCGGTGGTCGTCGCGCGGCTGTTGGTCAATTGACCCACAATATGCCAGAAAAGACCGCTTACTTGCCCTCGAGACTCCCAAATATGGGTGGTCGTGCTCAGGGTATGTCTGGTGTGACCCCACGGGCGAGCCATCAAAAGACTATGCGAACCACTAATCGTGCGGAAACTGGTCTTCGTTCGGATGGCCTCGGCTTCAATGGCGCTAAGCGTTTCACATCTGCTTTGGCTGTCTCACAAGATCCAACCAGATTCAAGAGTGATCGTAACGACCAACAATACATCTATGCTAACCAACCAGCACCAGGCATTCACAGCTTCCACGGTGCCTACACGAATAGCGCGGCTGTCCAAGTTTCTGCGAAGACTAACGAGGAGTTGATGAAGTATGGTTTCCGTCCAGAAGACCGCAGAGGTAAGGCGAACCGTATGGGTAACCCAGGAAGAATGAATGTTACCCAAACTCGTGGTCACTTGACAGCTGTTCGTGCCGATACTACTCGCATCGATGGACGTGTCAACGCTGCGAATGGTGGCTGGACTCAACAATACCAACAAAAGCCTTTCCACCAGTTCAACGCTTACAAGTGCAACGAAAACCCATACGCGAGGAATTTGGATTTGGCGAAGAAGCAACTTCACAACAACCCATTGGCGCACAGCCTCTCTTAAATTTTAAATTCATTGGATTAGACAAAAACAATCATTAAAATTATATACCCTAATTTTAATGAAGGTTCATACCCTTGATATAGACAGTAGTGAACGCGACACTTTGGTATACCCAAACGCAAATAACTATGTCATAAGTTTGAAAAATCCTATTTATGACGTGTCCAAAATAACTTTGATTTCAGCACGAATTCCAACACCACAATTGCTTGTGAATGCTTCAAACAAAACATTTAGTGTTGATGGTACCGATATTACTTTGGATATGACAAACTATACAAATGGTACCGATCTTGCTACAGACCTGGACCTCAAACTTCAACCACCAAGTTCGAATGTAGATTCTGTTGTGTTTGATACTGATACAAATACCCTCATCTTTTCAAATACATCAGCAGGAACACACGACTTTACATTTGAATTTTATTCGGGAACAAATGGATACACAAGTGATAGATCTTCCCTCACCACACCCCACCAATTATTGGGCCTCTCTTCAAAAGATACCAGTTCATCAAGTAATGTATTGACTTCGGGTGCTATAAACTTGGATGGACCAAATTCACTTGTTCTTCGTTTGAGTGCCGGTTCAGATGAGTTTAATAAATTAGTGTATTCTTCGACTCCATTCTATACAGGTCATATACTTACAAATGGGACAAGTGTTATTAATTATAACGGTGCGGATGATCCACTTGCACATCAATTTCACACAGGTGCACAAAAATATGTTAGAGACATACGAGTTGAATTTTTCTATGTGAGTCACGGACGACTCATTCCATACGATTTCAGAAATCAAGATCACATTTTGAAATTTGAAATCGAGTGTTCAACCGATAAATTGGAGAATCTTCCCAAAGTTTCACCTGATGTTGTAAAAAGGACGCTTCCGCCACCAGTAAGCATTCCTGTATTAGAGAATCCTTATAGATGGAATGTTTATCTATCTATCTTTGCAGTAGTATGCATTGGTGTTATGCTTCTTCTATCGATGAAACGTAAACCACCGCCTACTGGGTAATCGCGTACACTGGTTGAGCTGGCTTGGTGACACGCTTGGAGATGCTTGAGATGGTCAAGTAGACGACAATGCTCAAGAGGGTGGTCAACACCGCAACGAGGGTGTACTGGGCACCGCTGTTCTTTGGCACCTTGATGAGTTGCTGGAGAATCCAACGGACGAGGTCGTTCCAGCTGAGGGCCGCGGCGAAGGAGAAGCCGGCGACAATCGCGTTAAGGGATTGGGTTTCCAATTCTTGGGTCACGAGGTTGACAGTTTCAATCGCGGTATCCATGGTGAGTGTTTTATATATTACACTGGGAAAATTTATTCTGGTAGAAGTTCTTCTTCATAAATGCGTTTGTACTTTTTGGGTGTGATTGGTTTCTTCGACTGGGTGAACATCTGTTCGTCGTCTGAGGAATCTCCATCGGAACTTGAATCGGTGTCATCGTCACCTTGGGCTTTGAATGACTTATATTCAGAAATCGTCCAACCCTCCGGATCCGATGTACTCATTACTATTAATAGCATTTTTTAACATCTCTTCCACCGGACTTTGTGGTTGCCACTCATCCCAACGATCGTAAGCGTCATTCATTGCTTTAAACGTAGGATCTTCTCCTGAATAACGCTCAAAGACTGGGCAGTCTTCTGGTGAAAGTTCTTCAACACTTTCTTCATCTGAAGAATCTTCTTGATCTTCATAGATATCTGGGAACATTGAACCAATACTTTCACCAACTTTATGCATAGCACAATACTTAATCGCATATTCCATATCTTCTCCTGTGACTGCATCACGGCCACAAGCTTTGGAATATTCGCAAGCAAAGAGCATACTCTTTTCGAGAACAGGTGTTAAAATGCCAATTAAAGCGTTTGCTTGTGCATTTTCATACTCACCAGAAGTTTCACCGAAGCCGGTTTTCATCATCTTTACTACTATTACGAATTAAAAAGTGTGGTCGCAATTCCCCCACCTACACGCAAAATGTTGTAGCTCAATGCGTAGACACGTATTTGTCTTGCATATGACGTACAAGGGGTCATACTTAGGTTGAGTATTTGTTCTTTTACGATACTGAAGTTGACTTGACCAGTTGGATACCATTTCTCTGGTTCACACGCAAAACTATAAGAATAGAATCTTCGTATCAATTGTGTCTTTGAGTGATGAATGGCACCTTGTACAGCTTTCAAAAATATAACATTCCCGGTCTCTTCTGTAATAATGTCCTGACCATCTAATGACAATTCCAAATAGTCCAAATTTTCATAAAGTACAAGTTTATTCCCAGATACTGTGAGTGTATTATCATAATCAAATGGTGTGACACCCTGCCTCTGGATTACGAAATACAACTCTTTCACAGGATTTATAAAACTCATTTTGAATCTTCCGGAGTTGACATTTTGTTCCACGTCAAATGTATTTTGTTGGAGCTGTGTGATAATGTAATCTCTCTTTGATGTTTTTATCTTGGCGCGCTCGTGACAGTCAACAAATATAATTTCGCTACACAATTGTAAATCTGTTATCTCTGGAACTCGACCAGGTTCTTTGTATGTTCCGTCATAAGTATCAATAATTACATCTTGATAATTTCTCAATTTTATTTCAACTTCAATTTCCTGTTTTGTGATGGCACACAGGGGTATCGCAAGTTTTGGATTATTGTAAAAGTAGAAGGGTAAATCTACGAAGTATTCTTGTTCAGTGGCCGCTTTTCCTAGGTATCCCACAATAGTTGGATCGGCAACTGGGAGGGCTGATGTTCGAAGCGAATATTTACCAATCAACTTCTCAAGAGCCTTTTGTTTTGTCTGTGTGACATTGTGTTCCGAGTAAATTTGCAAATAATCACTCGTAAGTCTTTGAACAACTTTTCCACCTATAATGATATCGGCATACTCTATCAATGCATGACCAATGGACTCGATGTATCCTATGTCATAAGACAATGAATACAGAAGTGGTAAGGTTACCTTAACACTCAATGTTTTGAGAAGATCGCCCTGGTTTTGTGGAATTGTAAACTTTACTTTTTTTCCAAAGTCTGCTTCATTCTGTGGCTTCGTGTAGACATATTCCGTAGAATAATTCGAATGTCTCTTGAAACTTTGGAGAAAATGTGTGTAATCTGGGTCGAGCGTAAAGAACCTGTCTTGAGGTCCAGAAGTCTCGAGCTGAACACGACCAGCCATTACTAATATAACAATCTAAAATTTTAAACCGGCTAAACCACTTTCAAAACGAAGAACATTGTAATTTACTGCATACACATGAACTTCGTTTGCGTATACTGGAGAGGCTGGTTCTATTTCTATAGTGAATAATTTGTGTATTATACGACTCATGTTCACTTGACCTGTTGGATAGTGTACTTCCGGCTGCAACGAGAAACTGTACATACCAAAGTCAGATTTCAGTTGAATACCGCCAACCAAAGGTGCAATAGTGTTTAATACAAGTGGTGAGTTTGTATGGTGTTTGAGGGCTTGTTCATATACCAAAAATTTATTGGAATCACTAAATACAACTTCATTATTGAATCTTAATTCTGCATGTTTAATTGTGGTGTATTCATTTGGACTATTAAGTGTCGCACTAAAACTTTGGGGGGTACAGGTGAAAAACAGTTCTCTCACGGGATGTTTAAAATTTAACATGACACTCTTTTTAGTCTCTGCGGGCTTCATTTTGAACTGTGACAATTGAAGTTGAGTAATCACATATTCGACAGGTCTCGACATTAAAAAGTTCTTTTCATTGTTTTCAACGTATATAAACTCCGCGTCGAGTGACATCTTTTTGATACTAGCCACTGCATTTGCTGGTGCACCCGCAAATATTAATTCTGAGAGTGGTCTCAATTTAATTCTCACTTCAACTTGTTGCTTTGTGAGAGCACACGTTGGTATGGCTAGGGATGGATTCCTGTAAAAGTAAAAGGGTAGATCCAAATAATATGTGTAATCGCCTGTGTATGTCAAAAAGTTACCGTGTCCATTCAGAAAATACAACGTTTGGGTTGTATCATCATTTGTATTGTGAAGTTGCTGATGTAAATAAATGTATTCACCGGTAATCTTTTCAATGACCTGACCACCTATCACAAGTTCTACATATTCTAAGAGATTTGAGCAAATAGAAGGTGTCCAGTATACATCATTGTATCCGGGTGTATCTGGCAAAGGATCACTTAAAGTTATTTTCAAGTTCATGTTTTTTATCAAATCCCCTTTGTCACTTGGAACTCGACAAGTAACAATTTGACCAAAATCCATCGTTCCATCGAACTGATTTTCAAAGTAATCTATGGCAAACTTTGTATGTCTTTTGAAATTCATCAGGAAATATGAAAACTGTGGATCTCCTGTGAGCCATTGATCTTGGACTCCAGTGGTGGCAAGTCTTAATCGACCAGACATTCCTACTTTATGTGAGTAAAATTTTGCTAAATAAAACGGGACACTAATGTAGAATGAATCTTCAGTTGAGGAAATTCAAACCCGAGACGATGACTGACGATCGGGTGTGTGTTTTTGTGGGGAAGCGGAACACAGGGAAGTCGACCCTTGTGAAAGACATAATGTACTACAAAAAACACTTACCAGCCGGGATCGTGTTGTCTGGTACAGAAGAAGGTAATCATTTCTATTCAGAATTTGTTCCCGATTTGTTTGTGTATGGCGACTATGATAGAGATGCGATAGAACGTGTAATGTCCAGGCAGCGTAAATTGGTGGGTGCGGGTAAAACAAATTGTGGAGCTTTCATGCTTCTTGATGATTGTATGTACGATAGCAAATTTCTTAAGGATACGTGTATCCGTCAATGTTTCATGAATGGTCGCCACTGGAAGATCTTCTTTATGTTGACGATGCAATATGTGATGGATCTTCCACCGGCTTTGCGTGCCAATGTGGATTATGTGTTTGTTCTCAGGGAAAACATCATACAAAATAGAGAAAAACTCTATAAGTCATTTTTTGGAATCTTTCCAACTTTTGATATGTTTAATAAGGTAATGGACGCTTGTACAGAGAACTATGAATGTTTAGTGCTAGATAATACAGTTAAATCTAACAAGATCCAAGATTGTGTATTTTGGTACAAAGCAACACTAAGAAAGAACTTTAGAGTTGGTAGTCCAGATCTCTGGAGACTTCACCAGAAAATGTACAATCCAAAATACCTCCAACAGAAGGAAGATGATGCCAAGAAGGCTACGAAGAAGACAAATCTCAAAATCACAAAGACTAAATAACAGGCCGCGTCACTCACAAGTTTCAAAAACATAGTAGTATACTAAATGGCTACGGACGTTAATACCATGAATCTTTCAGACAATGGGGATGGAATGGTCCCATTGAGCGAAAATAACCGTTCGACGAGTTTTATAGATGATCGAGCGTCAATGGAACAGGAAAAAAATGTAAGTCAAAATAAACAGACAATGGACTCTACTCCAATCAGTGATATCATGATGGAACCACCAATGATGGCGGATGAGCCAAGAATGCAAGGCATGATGCCACAAATGACTGCTCCAAACCCCCAGGGTGGATATGCTCCAATGCAACAACAAGAAAAGAAGGAGCCAGAAAGCAAGAATCCACTCAATCTCACTGATGATCAACTCATCGCTCTTATCGCGGGTGTCGCGGCGGCTGTTGCCGTTTCTAAGCCAGTTCAAGACAAGCTAGTCACTTCTGTGCCAAAGTTCCTTAACGAACAAGGCGCCCGAAGCATGGTTGGCTTGGCTTCAACCGGAGCGGTTGCGGCTATTGTCTTCTACTTGACGAAGAATTACATCATAAAGCCCTGATTGTTTGATTCCCAACCCATATTTGAATAGATCGAGTTATCAATACCTGAATAGTAGGTAAACAAAGCTCCAACGGTAAATGCCGTCATGAGCAAGGCACTCAACTTAAGCGTCTTGCTTCTGTCACTTCCGTAATTCTCCACAGCATCCTTCGTATCGGTCCAAAACCTGTTTACCAAAAAGGTAATAAGAAACGCGATCAGTGTTGTCATGAAGACGAACAAACGATCGACCGCAAGTCTTGGAACACTCCCAATCACGTGTCTGAAAATATTTGGAATAACGAATGTCATGAGAGTCAAATTCGCGTAGTAATTATTACTCATGTGTGGTATAACAGTTATCGCATATATCACGAGGTAGTATATGATAACCGCCAACAGTGTAATGAAGGGTGTTCTCATTTAGTATATTTGAAGAATATTATTTATCCTGTATATGTTCTCCACAGAATTTGGTACGTTCGGGAATTTTTTGATAGATTCCAAGTTGAATACAAATGTCTCTAAGTTCTACATAGTTGGCCCAGAATTCTTCTGAGTGAGAATATTCATCTACTGTGCAATGTGCTAATTCATGAATAAGTACATGAAAGATTTCATTGGGAGTTCCATCGAGGCATATAGCTATTTCTTGACCCTTGTTTGTATTGTAACCCACACCATTACGCATTCTCTTTACAGCTGTGATTGGAACGCACCTGGTGAGCATCTTGAACTTTTCATTTTTCGTCTCGGTGAGATGCTCGCGGAGCACTCCATATTTTTCCTTTACCTCTACAAGTTCCTGGGGTTCTCGTGTGTGCTGAAGTATCCACAAGTTTATGATGAACAATACAATGAACAAGATCATCTCTTATATACAAAGATAAATTTACTGTATAACTCTGATATGGGATTTCCTGTAAGACCCTCCCAGAGTTCTAGACTAAAACCCATCTCTTCTAGATGTGTGACAAGAAGGTCCTTATAAGCTATTGGCTCAGATTTGGCACCGTCTGCATAAAATGGGGTGTCTGCCAAGTTTACAAATAACTTTTCCCCAAAACCTCCCATACCCTTTGACTTCATTACAAAGAAATTCCCCATATCATCTTTGTAAGGTGTTCTAAATATGATTTTTTCAGAATCTGGGATGATACCTATGAGTTTTGCCCCAGGTTTCATTCTCTTTTTGATCTCCCTAATTGAACTAAAAAATTTGTCCCTCGTTTCGAAAATATAGTGAAGTGAAAAATTATAACACACAATGTCAAATTTTCTGTTTGGGCAATTGTGTATGTCACCTTCGTAAAAATTTACACGCATATGCATATTTTTAGCGCGACTCTTGGCCTCCACAAGGGCCGAGGGTTCCGGATCACACATACTCATATTCGCCCCACACTTGTGCCACTTTTGAAGATCTCCACCGAAACCACAACCAACGTCGAGTATCTGCTGACCATTTTGAGTCACCCATTGTATAAGTTCCCGTTTGGCATCATTGTGGTTACGGCGAATTTCTTCCATGGTTTTTATGGAATCTTTATGTTTATATCTGTTTTATTAATTTCACAGTTTCGTTCCCAATCAAATATGTGATAATTTACGTACCCAGATCCCTTCAAAAACCTGTGTCTTTTCAACATATCTTCATCGTGTACGACGTCTAAGGTGTTGAAAACATCAAAACCTTCGTTTTTTGCCAATAAAAATGCATCATTAAAATTATCTCCTGTCATATAGAATAAATATGCCTGATTAATAGTTTCCGATTTTCCAACTACATCATATGGAACACTATAAAACGAAACAAATTCGTTCGACTCATCGTTGAGATACGAATATATCACATTATCACGTGGTAAAAACCAATGTTTAACCCAAGATTCGTTTACGACAGGTGCAACTTTAAAATTTTTAAAGTAGTCTTTTAGTATCTGTGTTACTTTTGTAACATCTTTTGTTGTCATTTTTCTAAAATAAGATCTACCTCGAATTTCAAACATTTTTGTTTTGGGTTGGTTTGTTTCATAAAACCCACATCTAGATAATTTACTTATATTAATTAGTCTATGCCAATATGAAGCTTTCAGAATAGAACCTGGTATTGAATTATGTATAGTAGCGATCGATTGATTTCTATTTTTACTTTCAGAAACACGTTTTGCTTCTGTCACGAGATAACCAACGAGTTTTCTGTTTCTATAGTCTTTGTGAACACATAAAAAGTTTACTTGTACAGCTCTCACTTCTTTATCGTTTAGTTTCATATTTAGTGGTGTCAAAGATATAAGACCTATTAATTTTTGTGTATCTTTGTGATTTATACATATATTTTGATGTCCAGGTACTTCTATTGCCCATCGCAAACTTTCTAATGTATATCTCAACTTAAAATCATCATCTGAAACATAATTCTCCTTTAGGAATTCGTAAATTGATTCGAGTGAATGCATCGACCATTCAAAATCTTCGGGGAGTTTTTGTGGTTCGGTAGTTTTAATACGCTTCTCACTGAATCCAGTTGCCCAAGTTTGTTTGTCCCAGAACTCGTGCATATATAGAATTTATCTTCACACTTTTAAGTAAGCTTAAAGTTTTGGTTCGAATAATGAACATAATACCATGTCTCTTGAACAAGACTACACTACCGTTCCAGGTCAATTGTTTGCGTGCCTCTCCGTCGTCGGTCCAGAAGCCCCACAAAAGAATGATAAGTTTGGTATCAAGATTCGAGGTGCTTTTGCGACCCGTGACGAAGCCGCAAACCACGCGAAGCGTCTTCAAAAGGAAGATAGTACCTTCGATATCTACGTCGTTGATATGTACAAGTGGCTGTTAATTCCACCAGACAACACAAAGATCGATGACGTGCACTACACGAATGAAAAGTTGGAAGAAATTATGACCGGTTACAAGGAAAACCAAGCCCAAGCTGCGCGTATGTTCCAAGAACGCAAGAATGCGATGATGGAGGCGAAGGACTACATCGCACCCGGAGACGAGAACTCCAAGTTCTACACGAAGCCTGACGAAGCGCCAATCAGTCACCCAGCCGAAGTTTTGGAGCGTCTTCAAAAGGAAAAGCCAGACGCCCCAATGGAGGAGCTTGTCAAGGAAGCCGATGAAATTGTCGCCGCTGAGATTGAGGAGCGACGCAAGAAGCGTGAGGCCGAGGCTGAGGCCGAGTCCACGGAAGCTAAGATTGAAGAAACCAAGGAAGATGGGGAACCAGAAGTATCGTCCGCGTAATTGAAAAAAAATATAGTATAATTTTAAAACAAAATGTTTAAGATAATCGTCACGATCATACTAACATCGGCTTTCTTTATTTTGTTTTTCACACCAAAAATGAAAATTCAAAACAAAACAAAGAAAAGGGTGAAACGCGCGAGAGAGGAACCTAGTACGACGAAGGGGTTTATTGAGGATACGTATCGTGGACCTATCACGGATCGTTTCATACCCCCAAGGGTTGGTAAAACTGGAACATTTGTGGGATATACAGATGTTCCAGAGTACAGCTGGTTGCATGGTTTTCCACACACCAAAATTAGTAAAGAAGAATTGGCGAAAGGTAAGGCGAAGCCAAAACCAAAACCAAAGACACCACCCAAAAAAATGGGTAAAAAGGCTAAGATGGCTCGCGTAGAAAAGGGTGGTACAAATATTGCTCTCGCTACAAATTAAGTGTATCTAAGTATTACTGGTTGCATGGTTTTACCCATAAAAAATCCCAATAGAAATACTGCAAATGCAATTATCCACGTAGATTTTTCGATGTTTGAAAAGATATCCGTCTTTTCTGGTTGTTGATAAATCATTTGTTGAGGTGGAGGTTGATAATAATATGGATCGATCTGTGTACTATCATCGAGATGGTCGTTTCCTCTGTCATTATCAATTTTTTCATCCCTGAGAGGTTCAACGGATGGATCATAATCAATTGGATTTCCAATGTCCGTTTCCATTTTTAATTATAGCAATTGATTTTTTTAAGTCTATTCTTCCTCACTTTCATCGTCATCGTCATCGTCTACAACGAAACCCTCTAAGTTTCCATTTTCATCCTCGTCATCGTAATCCTCTTCGTCTTCGTCTGAGTATACTTCGTCCTCTGTATCCAATTCTGAATCAAAATCTGTATCGTATTCGTCTTCTGCGTAATCGTCCTCAAAATTACTCTCAGTTGGCTGAAAAACCTCTGGCTTCTTTATTTTGCGCCCAGATCTTGTTCTAATGTCTTGCATTTTATATAAATAAAGACTCTTGTTTAAGTATCTTTTCGTGAATTTCTTCCCTAATATCTAAGTCGGCGTATAATGCAAGCTCTTCGATGCTATTTAATGCATTTACAAGGAATACACGCTCCCTAGTGTCTTGATACTTCTTTTTGTTTTCCAAATAGTTCTTGTACAAATCTGGATGAATTCCAGAATATTCGTGGAACATATCTGGCTTAAATTGGTTCAATCTATCTTCAATATCTGACATAAATGATGATATAAGATAGATGGAGGCTCCAACTAAAAAGAGTGCCATTCTTCTGATATTGCCGTTTATTTTTTTTGTGATGAATACAAGTTAGTAACGACACTGGCACTCAATATATGCGTTCTAGGTTTTTGTTTCTTACATACGGGACATTTCTGTGTAATCTTGTTTTTGTTAATTATGTAATTCATTGTAGCTTCTTCGTGGTTACCCTTGATAGTTTCACAATAATTTGATGTGGTAGTGACAAAGTATTCTGATTTATTTCTCTTTAGGTTTATCACGGTGGTATCCCCTTGACCTTCCATAAATCTTCTCATATATGATTGAAGTTGTGGTTTCACATCAACTTGTTTAATTTCTGGGTTTTCTTCGATTTTTTTCATCACTGGACACGAAGATAATTCAGATCTATCTTCATAAAGTTTGTCAATAATTTTGGAATGTAATTCATGTCTTCTCCCGTAAAAATCTTTGCAAAATCCATCTCGTCTTTCACGAATAGTTTCACATCTACAGAAACATTTCTGTGCGATCACCCGACCACTGATATAAAACCAAACGTGATTTGAACCATGTTCTCTCTTCAAATTTTCACAATATTTTGATGTTGTTGAGACCAAATATGTATTTTTGTGTCTAAACATTTTTGTCACGATGGCGCTACCCTGCCCTTCCATATTTTTCTGAATAAAATCTTGGACCATTTCCTTGACCTCCTCATCGTGTAATTCATCTTTTGTTTGGGCATCTGTGAATGCACCCTCCTTAACAGACACAGACGGATGTTCAACCGTGACAAAATCGGTTCGTTCGGTTCGAACAGTGGCCATCTTCAAGATATCAATGTCTGGATATTGTTCAATCCTCCGCAAAGCACTGAGTGGACCATTCTCATAAATGAAGAGGGGTAAATATGCACCTTCCACGACACCCTTACTTATTTTGTGGGACCACGGCATGCGTAAACCACTCCCCTTTGTCTTTCTAGTAAGATCACCATAGACCGATGAATCTATGACTGCATTCCAATCTGGTCCCCCTTTTGCCTTTGAAAGTGCAACTAGAATGTGTTGACGAAGAGCCAAAGCCGATGCTTGATTCACCACATAATCTGGCCAATTTAGGTGCACTCCTGTTTTTATGTACTCCCCAGATGGTTTGGGTTGAGACACTGAAACGAGACACTTCTTACCCCCATGGCGTTTGACCTTGTCACAGATAATCTTGCAAATGTCTCGAATTTCTTCAATCGTAAGTGCTTGATCATCTTTGTAATCAATGTCTACGAAAAAGTTGTATGTGGGTGTCTTTTGTTCGACCACAAAAAGCTTTTCACCGGAACGAACGGCCTCTATGTACTTGTGGTTAAATTCATTCAATCTATCAAAGGGTACGGATATGGATCCACGATCCATAAACACATGTGATACATTGGGTTTTTTGTAGAAATTTTGTTCTATACACCACTTTTTAAACATACCTTTGTAATGCCTCTATTCTCTATACCTTGCCATGCAAGATACATCTGGAAATTCCATTGTTTCAGCCAAGTGCTTCTTAATGGTTAAAAGCTCATACACAGTCTTTTCACCATTTTCAGTCACCCAGTCTTCAATTTCATCGTCACCGAGGCCTCTATTCGTTTTCAAGAGTTCCTTAATCTGCATTAAAATGTAAGCCTTTGACTTCATTCTACTTAATAGAAAACTTTTTTCTATTTAGAGAAGTCACACACGCGTAAAATTCGGGATTTTTAAGAACGTTGTCCACGATGAGCTTCCAACGTTTTCTGGAGTTAAATTCTTCGAGGGTATCAAAACTCATATAATCATTTTCATCAAAAGTTTTCTTTATTGGTTGTTTCTGTATCTTCTTCAAATTTGTTTTTTGCTTTTCTTCGTAAAACTTCTTTACGAGTGCCTGTTGTTCGCTCCGCTTGTAGTCCACAAAGAATACAAAAACATTGTATTCAAGGTCCACTGTGGGGCTCTCCTTCACTGTGAATTTGTAGGTAGTATACTCACCACTCTTGAGTGCTACCGTCCCTCTCGTCTCTTCCTCAAGTTCCCTAAGTGCACACCTAAGGGGGTTGAAGATCTCTCTCCGCCTGCAGCCCCCTGTGACAAAAATCCAATCCTTAAATCTTCGATCCCTCACCGTGAGAAACTTTGGTTTATCATCGGCAAAGCTGACCGGTATCGCTATAGCCTTGTACTTTTTCATTGCGCATTCGCAAGTTATAATAAGCGGATATGTTTATTCCTCGAGTTTTTCAGCTTTTTGCACAGGTTGTTGTTGTGCTTGCATTGGCTCATCTTCTTCGTCCATTGGTGGAGCAGAAAGTTGATGGATCAACTGGGCTGAAAAATTGCGGAAGTTCTCAACTTCGGTCTTTGTCTTGTTGACTTCTCTGAACAAGAAGATCACAGCGGCAACGGCCACGATAGTGGCGATCATCATAAGAGTTTCACGGTCCATTGGAATCATTATGATCTATAATTGCGGCTTCTTTTTAAGTAAGAACACCCATTCGAGCTCTGCCTGGTGGTGGACATTCGTATGGAGCTTGGGCAAATTGTACGGCTTCGTAATGCGTAGGTTGGCAGGACTTCTCGGTTGGTGGCGTTGGCTGACCAACAAACTTTTCAAGTGTCCTGGATTTTGGATCGTACGTCAATACAAAAACGATGGCGAGGAGGAAAACTATGTTCCACATTGCAATTTATTAGATACGGAGAGATTTAGTTAGAGTAGAGGAGGCCACCCATGCCATTCTCAATACGGAGAACGTTGTAGTTCACAGCGTAAATATCCTTTTCGGAGTTGCGAGCACTGTTAATGATGCGCGCTGAGTCGAGGCGGGAGAAGTTGAGAGAACCGGTTGGCTGAAGCTTCGCGGTTTCCAAGCAGAATGGATAAGTGAACAACTTCTTGGCACGGCTGCTGTCCGCGTTGGGGGTGTGGTAGTAAAGTGGCACGGTGGTAAAGTTTGGATCCGCAAACTTGAAGTCCGCGACGTCGGTACCATTGATTTGGAGCTTAAGCTTGTTATCATTGTTGAGGATGGCCAAGTCGGAAGCATCGGCAGAAGCCAAGTACTTGACTGGGTGGTTGAAGTTGAGCTCTTGAATCTTGTTGCCTGAGGCGATAGCCTTTTGGACTTGGGTCATGATCATATTTTGTGGCTGAGCCGCGAAGACTTCACGTTCTTGGGTATCCAAGTAGGCGTAGTTCGCGTAGACATCCCACTTGTCAGTAGAAGCCGCGGAGCCCCATGTAATACGGAGTTCTACGTCATGGTACTGAAGGCTAATGAGTGGGAGGGCAGATTGCCAGTTTTCGCAGAAGGAGAAGCGAAGTGGGTAGAAGCGGGAAGCGCTCGAGCCACCGAAGATGTCGGCACTTGGCGACTTGGGGGAGGCGCTAGCCAAAAGGGATGGCGCAATGAGAGTGGAAAAGATGGAATCTTGTTCGTCGATAACCTGACCACCGACAAGGAGTTCAACCTTGGCGATCTTGGTACGCCAATCGGCGGCGCTGTAAGCTTGGGTTGCGGTACCATTGTTTGGGACAAGGTAGACATAACCCAAGAGATCACCCTTGCGTTCGAAACGAACTGTAGACATACCATTGTCGGACACGTTGCCCTGGATGACTTGACGTTCCACAGTTTGGGAGAAGTTTGTGTGGCGCTTGTACGTAGAGCGGAAAAAGCTGACTTCGGGCTGACCGACGAGATGCACATCCTGAGCACCGACGGCGACGAGTTGGGCAATACCACCAGACATTTTATAGTATAGTGAGAGTTTATTTTTTTAAGCCGGAGGTGTGGGCCATGTAACATTGATAAGTTCTCCATTTTCATCTAGTAGAGGTTCAGACATCACCGGAAGATCTCTAAGATGTTGACGATAATGAGACCATTTCATTTTTTGTTCCTTTGTATCATGTTCGAAATCGGGGCTTTTAGTTATTCGGGAGTATTTCAATCCCCTTTCTACTATAATATTCGCGTAAAGTTATGGGTTCCATATCCTTTGGCCACCGGGCTTTTACTTCATTACACTTATTTATGTATTCTGTGACCTGTGTATCATTAGACTTTACGACGCCATCTATGTAATCTTCCATTTTTGGGTAATCTTTGATTCTTAAGTCTTCGTACGTGAGAACTTCATTAAATATTTGTACGTCCGAACCAGGTTCTGGTTTTTTCTCAACATAAATCCACTTGTTGTTATCTATGTCAAACTTCTGTACCGTATTTTCTACTTTTGGCAAAAGATCCACTTCTGTATAGTTTGTCCAATCCTGTTGAGTTGGATCTAAAGCTTCGATTGAATCAGAATATAAATACGTTCTCTCATTATATAAGTGTAACATGATATATACATTTACTGACCATATTTTTTAAATGTAATGTTGACCATTGTCACCCAATCCATCCTTTGATCCATCTCTGTATACAACTTCTGTATATAAACCTCTTTGATGAGATCGATGTGTACCCCATCCATCATTAGTATTATCTATTCGTATTCTTAAATATGGTCTACCTTGAACCATAACTATATATTCCGATGAAGGACTTGGAACATACACACCGAAACCATTAGATCTTGTACTACCTCGGTAAGACGATGTAAAATGCCCAAATCTACCCTGATACTGAATTGCGGGCCTTCCGAGATATTTGTAAGTGCCGTTACTACTTTGTAAATAAATTTTAGGTTTGCGTTCGTATATAAGATCTGAACGATGACCAATATAACCCAAATAAAAATCGGGGTAGCCGTGTACACTTGGATCTTTTGGTGGGCATATAGGAACATAAATACTTGTATAGTTCCTATTGTTTTCCACGGTTGTCATCGCTTCACCATTCCAACTATCCGAATACCAGTCAATCGCATTACCTCCATTCGACGCATAATGTAAAGTTATTGCTTTGTGCACAGTTAACCCATATGGATTTGCACGCATTGCTATACCACTCCAATATAACGTACCCCCATTGGTATTACCGGTTGCATAACAAAACCTCACTATTATATTTCTGTTATATTTACTTTTATTATCCCTCGTTTCCGAATATGAATATGATTCTACGATGTATTCCGGAATACTAAACATTTGCCATTCATGAAGCTGATGAGACATAGACATATCACCATTTGGACCAATCCACGATGATATACCGTTATCACCTGTTCCATTTCTTTCCGAATTCCCTGAAGCTTGTAATCTGTATACTTGGGATCCATCCGAATTTGTTACGTATGCACAAGCCAACGACCATCTATCATGAGTAATAAATTTTAAGAACAGTGCGTGAGAACACGTTTTACCATTTATATACTGAACAGGTAAAGATATTTGTGCGTAGTTTGTGGGACTCGCAAGATTTCCATCATTATCTTGGCTAAGATTACCAGTATTAATCATATAAGACCCATTCCATTTAGTGGTATAAAAATTTGTGCTATAAGTTGCACTACCCCCGGTTTGTAATCTTTTGAAACTTGAATCTGAATTATAGTAAAATGGTTCATTTTGTTGATTTAAGGTATTAACTATAGTATTAGTACTACCTTCCCACGTATACAAATCTTCACGCCCAATAACTCCATGCACCGGCATTAGTGGAAACTTATGTACTTCGTCGATGATGACATCTTTTTCTATGTAAGCACTTCCATCTACGTCGATGTGTTTAGATATGTGGAGAGCTCTTTCGGCATTAAATATATAAGCGGACCCGGAATCAGATTGTCCATTGTCGTCATCTTTGTACGCCCCCACAATGGCGGTACTCCCATCCGAAGAGATGGAGACACTCCGGCCGAACCAGTCGTTAGCACCCGCATCCCCATTGGCCGTGAGTTTGTTTTTTTGTCTCCAAGAAGACCCGGAACGAACAAAAATGTAGGCGGACCCGGAATCAGATTGTCCATTGTCGTCATCTTTGTACGCCCCCACAATGGCGGTGCTCCCATCCCCGGAGATGGAGACACTCCAACCGAAGAAGTCACTAGAACCCGCATCCGCACCGGCTGTAAGCTTTGCTTGTTGTGTCCAAGAAGACCCGGAACGAACAAAAATGTAGGCGGACCCGGAATTAGATTGTCCATTATCGTCGTCATAGTACGCCCCCACAATGGCGGTGCTCCCATCCCAAGAGATGGAGACACTCTGACCGAAGTAGTCATAAGCACCCGCATCCGCGCCGGCTGTAAGCTTTGCTTGTTGTGTCCAAGAAGACCCGGAACGAACAAAAATGTAGGCGGACCCGGAATCATATTGTCCGTTGTCGTCGTCATAGTCCGCCCCCACAATGGCGGTGTTCCCATTCCAAGAGATAGAGACACTCTGACCGAAGTAGTCATTACGAGCCGCATCCGTACCGGCTGTAAGCTTTGCTTGTTGTGTCCAAGAAGACCCGGAACGAACAAAAATGTATGCGGACCCGGAACCAGATTGTCCATTGTCGTCGTCAAACACCGCCCCCACAATGGCGGTGTTCCCATCCCCAGAGATGGAGACCTTCTCGCCGAATTGGTCGCCATAACCCGCATCCGTACCGGCTGTAAGCTTTGCTTGTTGTGTCCAAGAAGACCCGGAACGAACAAAAATGTAGGCGGACCCGGAACTAGATTGTCCATTGTCGTCATCTAGGTACGCCCCCACAATGGCGGTACTCCCATCCGAAGAGATGGAGGCGCTGTAGCCGAAGTAGTCATTAGCACCCGCATCCGCACCGGCTGTAAGCTTTGCTTGTTGTGTCCAAGAAGACCCGGAACGAACAAAAATGTAGGCGGACCCGGAATTAGATTGTCCATTGTCGTCATCTAGGTACGCCCCCACAATGGCGGTACTCCCATCCGAAGAGATGGAGGCGCTGTAGCCGAAGTAGTCACTAGGACCCGCATCCGCACCGGCTGTGAGTTTCTGTTGTTGTAACCATTTGGAATTAGTAAAATTAAAGTTAAGCTCTGAATGTGGATCGTCTTTGATGCTTACAGACGTCGTCGTGAGGGCCCCAACGTTCGCTGTTCCGTGGACGTCTAAACTAAATCCAGGGTTCGTCGTCCCCACACCGACGTTCCCCGTAAAAACAGCTGCAGACGCGGATGGGACATCTAGGGCAGTTCTAAGACCCGTAGCGGTATTTTTGTATATATAGTTACCGTCACTCGAATAAAATACAGTGTCTGTAGTCCTATTGGCAAGACTATGGGTTAATCCAAGATTTACAGTGTTTGTAGGCCCAGAAACATTGAGAGACGTCGCCGCGAGGGCCCCAACATTCGCAGAACCTGTCACATCCAACGTGTACCCGGGTGAGGCCGTACCTATACCAACATTACCCGTATTTGAGTGAACATATAGGTTTGACGAAATAACTTTGACATCATCTACCGCTGCATCGACTGTGGGCAACTCCTCTTCCTCTGCTATCATTTCATTAAATTCTGTCTCGAGTTGTTGTTGCGTGGGTAAGTACTGTTGATACTCCTGTGGTACATCGATCGAAGCGTAAGTGTCCTTAAACTTAAACCTTGGTGGTAAGTTACCAGCCATCAACTTTTTGATGACTTTTTCCATCACCTTGTGGCGTCGCAGCTTACTGTTCACCATTTATATCTATTTACATTTTATTATC